ATTAAACAGAAGGTAACGGTGTAAATATACACCGCTCGTCGCTAAAATGTCAAGAAGTTATTCTTGAGCCGGTAAGCCAGTTGTAAGCTTTTGAAAACTTAAACTCACGCCCTGATTCTTCCGGCGAAAGGTCAGATGCGTCCATGACCCCGCTTCTTGGGGCCTGTGAGTAATAGTCAGCGTAGTACAGGGCATCCATGATGTCATCATGCTTAGGTACGGGATGCTCAAAGAACTCGTCCACTATCTCGGTCATTTCCCTCCGAATGAACAGTTTCCCACTGTTGACCACCGGCCCTAGGGCTGTTTCCAGCCTATCAGCCTTTTTAATACCGGGAGGCGGCTTGGCACCCTTGAAGATACCGGGGATCATCCTTCTATCCTTTGCGCTTATCCTAGTGACCATATCCCTCACCATCTCCTGAGCCGCTACCGTCTCGATGGTTACCCTTCTCACAGGGCGATATTTCTGTGCCAGAGCTAGAATCCGCTCCGGCATGTCGAATGTAGGTATACGATCCCTGAAATACTCTATGACATAACGGTTCTTGTTAGAGTCCACACCCAGTACCATTATGACCTGATAATCAGAAGTCTTCGTAGCTGTGTGTGCAAGGTCTACACCCATGTAGGTGTGTATGGGAATAGCCTTATTACCATCCATTAAATAGCCAAAGTTACCATGACGCTCAAATTTTAAGCTGTGATGCTTGATCTTGTCGGTTTTGAAAGAGGCGTTAGATATATCACGAGCGTCATTCATATACTCCTGAGCGAACTTATTGACCAATCCAGCCTCTATAAACTCCTGACGCTTCCTCTCCAGCTTCTTGAAAGAGAACTGATCCTTCCAGATGGGCGTTCCTTCTTCCATGGCACGCCTGAAGGTCACATCCCATGGATACTTGCGCCCTGTCTTCAATGCTTCCGTAAAACCTTCGTATATCATCTGGAGGAATGAGTCATAGTGTACAATGGTACCGGAGAGCCATATCCAGCCTTCATTGCCCGGAGACTCCTCAAGTGCGGGGTATACTGTAGCTACCACCCATTTCTTGATCTCGGCTCTACGTTCTGGTGTCTTGGTGTTCAGCTCGGACTCGAAGTCATCAAGGACGACACCGGTATACCTTACATCCACCTCAGTACGACCCCTGAGCCTCTGGCTGGTTCCTTTGGCTATGATCCTGTCTCCCTTGGCTGTGACGATATCCTTCTCCGTCCACCGCTTACCAACTGAATCGCCGGCCATATTGCCAAAATAGTATCTCAGCTTCTTATTGATCTCTATGTGGTTCTTTAGGTATTTCAGGTGATCTATAGCCTGACCCTGTTCCTCACCTACCCATGCAATGAATTGGTGTCTGTCCTTCTCCCTGAAGCATATTTTGTGCATGATAGCCGCTTTGGCTAGAATACTCTTACCAAACCCACGAGGTAGGATGTTGCACAACCTTCCACCGGGTTTGGTGGAAATTAGCTTTTCAGCCACATGCCTGTGAAAATCAGGGGTAACGCTCTTATTTAGGAAGTCATTAGGTAGGAATGCACGTCCAAAGAAGATAAGGTCGTTATACGCCGCTTTGTACACCTCATCTTTTTCAGTGAGGTCACTAATAACGTTTATATCTTTTACCGTCTTTTCTTTTTGTGCCGGTTTGCTTTTTGTTTTTTCTTCCACCTTTGAACATGTCCCCAGATTAGGATTTCTCATTTTGCTTCTTTTCTTTGCCATCTGACAGTTTCTCCATGTCCGGTGATACCTCTTTCCAGCTATCAAGCTCCTCACGGGTGAAATCCCGTACTTGATGGAGCAGAGCTACTGTTTCAGTTGCCTTGGTGGTGTCCAGTACCCCCGTAGCCTTGGCAAGGGTTTCCAGCGCTCTGAGCTTGTCAGAGTCACGTACACCTCTTTTTTGTATGATATCCTTGAATTGCTCAAGTATCCATGAATGACTGATACCCAGAGCATGTGCTTTTTCTTCTATTTCTTTTCTCACGAGATGTTGTACCCTTTTTGTTGAAAGTAGCATCCTTGATGCCCTGTCGGCATAAAGTGTGTTATCCGTTGCAAATGCTGTAAGATATGACTGAACCGGGGAAACACCGGCTGAAATGTATTCAGCGAAGATGTATTCCTGATGGGTTGGGATGTTCCGCTTTTTCCTAGCTTCCTTTGCGTCTCGCTTGGTGAAGCTGGATATGCTACTGGCAGGCTTTCCATGTAGCTTTCCGTCCGGTCTGACCCAAGCCATGCCAAGAAGTGTCTTGACCACTTCATTCTTGATCTTGCGACCGGTATTGTACATTGTGTTCCGAAGAACGATCTGGGTAACCTGACCGTCATCTGTTATAACCCAGTCACCTGCGTGACCGTCCCTCCAGTCTTTAAGAAGCTTGATCTTGGGGTAATCCTTGCGAAATGCCTTCTTGTTCTCATAAACGTGATAATCAACCCCCCTTACAGTTCTGGTAAACACTTTGGCCTGTCACTCCCATCCTATATTACTTAATCTCCAAGTACCATTGCGGGTTGTATACCGCACATCCCTCCGGACAGGCCAGCGATCACTACTCCTAACATACAGGCTCTCCTATTTGTGGTTAGCGACCAAATCTTAATTTTCATTGCCGTCTATCAAATCACCCCAAAGGTACGTCATCCCGTCCTGAATGTCAACAACCTCCACCTTGAAATTGCCGTTTGTGTACCAGTCTACAATGGCAAAGGCGTGTTGCCAGTTGTGTAACCGACCTTTTAACCATTTGTTCTTCTCTGCTGAGTGATCCTTCAGGTTTCCTACAGCCCAAGAGCCAATAGTGCCAGCATCGAGCTTTGTCAGGGTATGACGCTGACAATCGTGCACATGAGCATATATGATGTTGGCACCGTAAGACTCTAAATGTTTCTTCGCATGATATACAGTGGCATAGGCGCCGTGGATGAAATTCAGCTTTCCAATCTTTAAAGGGTAATTGTGTTGATAATACTTGTATCCCCGCTTCTTTAAGTTGCAGGCCCTGTCAAATTTGTACTCCCTGAGTGCCGGATGGTCACCTACCTTGTTCTCTACGAACATGTCTAACCAAGCGTCGTGGTTCCCCTGAAGCATGTATTTGGACTTACAACCAACTTTTGCACAGGCTTCGTCCCAAATGTCCAGACCGGCGTTCACTTGCCCTATCTCTTCGTCAATGAGGGGTAACTGGAATGTTAAGTCAGGGAGCTTCTTTCCCTTCCACCGCCATGCGCTGACACTCTCCCACTCGCCTATATCACCCAGATTCACCATAATGTCGGGTTTTATCACTTCCATAGCCTTAACTACTACGTTTACAGCCGGAACGTCGTGAATAGGGAAATGCTGGTCGGGGATTACAATGGCTCGTCTATGCTTCATATATCTCGCCGGGAGGCACTAAAAGCAAGGGAACCTCTAATTCGTCATTGATAATGTCCAGAATCTCCGCCAAGGAATGCATTGAGAGATAAATATCCTCTGCATAGGCGGTTTCTTCGTCTAGTACTGATAATATGGCATCGACATCTACAGAAAGGCCTAACTCCTTAAGCCTCTGGATAGCCTCGCCTAACGTCATAGAGCGTTCCATTAAAATCATTTTCCCGCTTGTCCTTATCTAAAAAAGTCAAATTGGCTAATGCGGCTGTCTCACAATAGCCCAAAGCCTTAGTGGAACCAATATTGCGTTTTTGCTTCTCTTTCATGACATTGATGATGTATGCGGAAGAATCGTATAGAATGCGCCTAAAGAGGTTTAACTCCGCATGAGTCCCCCTTAATTCGTCTTCTAGTGCCTTGTACCGCTTTTTCCTTACAAACATAGTCCCGCTGAGGTTGAACAGAATATAAGCAAAAATTGGAAAAAATAGAATACAAAAAAATTGGGGTATTATGTGGGTGGCTCTTTTTTTATTCATTACCCTCCCCCCTCAGCCACGTTGAAAATTCGGAATTCCGTTGAAACCGCCCGTTTCCGTTGGATTCGCCGGCGCAGGTGACCTCACGACTGTTGAACTTTTTTTATATTAACTGGCAGACATGTACAAAGTTATCATGTACAACGGTATCATGTACAAGTTAATATATAGTTATCATGTACGAAAAAAGGGGCGCAACCGAAGCTACGCCCCCTTATCCAGCAACCAGAGAAGAGCTGTTAAGCCATGCGCTGTAAATCCTCGCACAGAACCCAGCCGGAATTTACTCCACGACCTCCCTCTGGAGGTGTGCAAGCCTCAATGAACTTAGCCACATCAAAACGTGGATTTTCACGTCTTAAGAAGGTGCAAAGGTCATTGATAAACCTGTTATAATGTATCCTATAGTCTGAATAACCCTCGCTCCTTATATTCTCTTGAATAATAGTGGCTAAGGCTCTAAAATGCTTTCTTGTCATTGGTTTTTCTCCTTACTTTACACTTTATACGCCCAATAACGGCCAAAAGTTCCCAAGTTTCTAAGTTTTTTTTAGCTTTTTGTGT